TGATCGTCGACGAGGGTAGGCCGTACAGGTACGGCGAAGACTTCTCGTTCGGGGGCCCGACTATTCCGCCTGAGATTCAGTATCCGAGAGAGCTCCGCTTCGCCGCCCGATCATGGAGCCGGATGCAAGACATGATCAATCAGCTTCGTGGTCTTGGTGTACTCGACGAACCAGTCACCGTGAGGAGATGGCTGACAGGTGATCCGGAACCGGACACCCGCACACCACAAGAGCGCGCACTGCCTCGTCCGTCGACCACACCACCGTTCTGGGCCAGAAATGTCGGCACGCAGCGCAGAACTCGCACCAATTCACGAAGAAGGCACCGATGACCCTTCCCAAGTCGACAATCCGCGCTCCACCGTCCAACCTGACCGATTCCGATGCCTACCGAACCTTGTGAGGATTACCAATGATGCTCTCCGCTAGTACGTTCCGGCCGACCTTGGTTGGTTCGCTGCTGTGACATGGGTGCGGTGGGGCGACACATCGGCGAATCACCCGATCGTTCTCGCAGTCCTCGAACACGCAGAATGCGACGACAGACTCGTCAACGAAGTGCAGGGTTTCATCTCCCGATGCGCGGCACAGTCCGGAGCACACAAGACCGACTACGTCATTTCCCGCGGTACAGCGGTTCTGATGGCTGGTCCGTCCCGTGTCGACCTCCTGCTCGCTGTCGCGACCTTCGCCGGATACTTGACACCGATCGACCTCGACGGCCGGCCGGCGTACAAGCTCGTCGACGATGACCACGAATTCCTGCACCTTCGACTCAAAGACGAGATCGAGTTCGAACAGCAACGCAGAAAAGACAACTCGAAGCCGTCACTGATCGTTCCGGTGCGGCTCCGCGACGGAGACGCATGCCGCTGGTGCGGACGTGTCGTCGATTGGGGCTCCCGCAAGGCCGCCCGATCGGGAACATACGACCACCTCATTGCAGGCCAGGCCGCGACCATCGAAACCTACGTTGTCTCCTGCACAAGCTGTAACAGCAGCCGCAAGGATGGAAGTCGACCCCGCGGCATCGAGAAACTGCTGCCCGTACCCGAAAAGCCCTACTACTCACCGAAAACGGTCGAATGGCTCGCAGGGAACGCCTGGCGCCAGAACAACGGTCTGCCCGTACCCACGAAACCCCGCAAGAAGCTCAACCCTGGTGATCTCGCGCCCGGCACACCGCCGGCCAACACGACGAGCCTGAGCCCCGCCCCGGCGGCGAGCACGGCACCCGCAGGAGACCGACCCGACATCCACTCGGGCAACGACGCACCAAAGACTCTGGACACCGCTACGGCGGCACGACCTGTCACTCCCGCACCGCGAACCGACAACCCGTCGGCGAACGCATCGTCAACGCAGCGACCCGAAACCCCCTCGGAGACCGCGCAACACCAGCAGCATCCAGCGGAAACACCCGATCCGCAGAACATCCGCAGATCATCCGCTGATTCAGCAGACCTCGAGGGTACGGAACCTGTCTCGACTGGTCGGGTCGGGACGGGTCGGGTCGGGTCGGGTCGGGTCTCAAGCCCTGCCCAACGTGACCAAACCTCCGAATCTCATCAACCTCGAAAGTCATCCCGTGGTCGCCGCCGCAGGAAACGTCGATCTCTCCCGGACTCACAGAAACCTCAGTCGTCAGGAGATACCCATGGATAGCCGTATCGGCCTGAACACCAACACCGAGCAACCCGCCGAGATCCATCACTGTCGAGCAGGTTCGTCGTGCGCCGGCCGATCCCGCGCCCGCGACAGCCTCGACTGGATTCCCCACACCACCGATGCCGCGAACACCGTGTGCACCCGGTGCCGCTACCAGATCGAGGCGGCGATCGGAGCACTGTGGGACGACTACACGTCACTGAACGCACTGTTCCTCGTACCCACCGAACATGCAGGTTCCGAGATCCGCAGCGGCGCACCCGGATCACGAGTGCCGCTCAACGTGTACTCGGACGCACTGATGCACGAGATCGCCGACGCGGTCTATCACTGCGCTGCTCTGATCACTCCGGAACCTGCAGCGTCAGCTCAAACCCGACTGGCGCAAGTGGTCACGTGTCGCGGAATCGTCCTGCGCAACATCGACACCCTGCTCGCTGCTCCACCGAGGAAGCACCTGCTGTGGAATCGGGCCGGTGACGACTACGTCGCCGAGATGCTCGACGGCGTGCAGCTGGCGCTCGCGCTCGTCGCGCTGCATCGCCGTGCAGTGATGCTCGTCGGCGTCGAGCGGCCGCGCGATCGAATGCCGGTGCCGTGCCCGCGCTGCGAGTCCCGCCAGCTCGGCAAGAACGCAGGAAGCACGGACGTCGACTGTCGATCCTGCGGCTCGGTGTGGAGCGAAGCCGACTACCACCGACTCACACAGATCGGAGCATCGATCATCAGAGAGGAACTCGCCCGGTGAACAACATGTGGCCCTGGCCCGCTGACACACAGCTCGACATCGCGCGCCGACTGCTGCAGTCGTACCGTGCGGCGCTGATGGCACTCAAACCCGAGACCTGCCGCCAGCTCGACGCCGAGGCTGTGCGCTTCGGGCAAGGCTGGGTCGAGGAGAAAGCCGAGACCGCCAACGACGAAGACTTCGTGCAAGCAACGGAGGCAGCAGATCTCGCGGGAGTCACACCGGCAGTGATCAGACAATGGGCCTCCCGCGGATACATTCCACGGCACCACATCTCTGGCCGCACCCACTACCGAGTCGGCGACGTCCTGGCCCACGTCGAACAGTGCCGAGAAGCCCGGAGGAATCGACGGACTGGACAGCCCACGATGTGACGCGTTACAGTTCTGCCACTGGCCGACGTGACTTCAAAGCACGTTGGCCATCGTGGTTTCCAGGGCAAACACCCGACCCCACGCAGATGCCGGCCCCCGTACGACTACTCGCCCGGCAGCTACCGACTACCTCCTCGCACCCATCACGCAGCTCGGCCGATCGGCGCGCTGCGAGTGATACCGATTGATCGGTGGTGACCATGACTGGCAAGAGCAACCGCTTCGCCACCTCGACCCGACGCGTCGAGTTGCCGAGCAACTGGCAGACCCTCCGCAAGATCACTCGCCGCCGAGCACAAGGCCGATGCGAGTGGACAACCAACGGAGTCCGATGCACGGCGCGCGGTACCGACTGCGACCACATCGACGACCGCGACAATCACAGCCCGTCGAACCTGCAGTGGTTGTGCCGCGACCACCACGAGATCAAGACCAAGGCCGAAGCGAAAGCTGCTCGCCATCCCGGATCTCGGAAGCGTCCGACAAAGCCTCACATCGGATTGATTCAGAAGTGACGTCGAGCTGATGCCCTGTGCTCGGCTCGGCCGATGACTGCCCTAGGCATCACGGCGGAACTGTTGGCCGATGCAAGCCTGACCCGATCAACCCGCTGCTTTCCCGCCGATGCTCGACCCGAGACGAATCGAGGAGACACCGTGACGAGTCAGCCGCCGACAGCCGGCACCGACCTACTCATCGACAAGACCGGACTCTACGAGCGACCGGGTGACAGTCGGCTCGCTCTCGGCGACCCCGTCCGCCCGGACCGACTGCCCGATCGTGGTGAGCCCGGATCTGCACCCGTCTCCTCGCCCTGGATCGACCTGGACGACCTGCGCGCGAAGCTGGGCCTCGCTGATGATGCCCGCAGTGACGACCGCTGGTGGCGGCTGTGGTTCGGCGAGTGGACCGCTCCGGAGGAACCTGCTGAGCAGCTGCCGCGCCGCTGAGGCACCGGGGGGTACCCCCTCCCCAAGGGGGACGGAGCCCCTAATGGCATAGAGCCCCTCTGTATGTACGGGTTTTGCAGCTTTTTTGCAGGTAAATGGCTGTTTTCAAATCCGCCGTACGAATTCGCCGTAGATCGAGTTTCAGCCGAAAATAGGGTTTTTGGAACCAACTGAAGGGCGCCCGTCAAACACGAACTCAGCGTTGCTCGATTCAAAGTGACTGTCCCTCAATTGGTTTCGTGGACCCTCGCTGGATCTCGCGTTTCGTTGCGCAGCAATCTGCAAACTCCGGCCAAGTGGAAGGAAGATCGCATCGCGACCGCGTTATTCGGTCGACGACAAACCAACTCGATCGCCTGGCATATTGTGCTGACTATGACTCAGTTCGCGACACGCTTTTCGAACGCTTTTCGTAAGTTCGTCATGTTCGTCGATCGCCGATTGGTTTGGGTTTTAGAGAACATGGGTCCCTGCGCGATCGTGGTGTCTCTCCTCGGTGTGGCCCTTAGCCTCTGGGGATTGGCGCTCGGAATGAACTGGGGTGCGGCTCAGCTCGGTCCGCTTTCAAGTTACTTGGCTGCTGCGGCGACTCTGACTGCCGTCAGCGTCGCGCTTCAGCAGAGCGCTCAGGCACGGAAGATCGCGAACGAATCAGTGCTCGCGGCGAAGTTGCGAGCGGAGATCGACAGAGACTTCGATCATCGTCGCGAAACAACGAATCAAATCGTGAAGATGTGGGGTGAAATCAGTGATATTGAGCCCCTTCTCGTTCTATACATGAATGTGGAAGATCCGGATTCGGACGTAGAACCGTATATGAAATTCATTACCGCATTGCATCGGGCTCGGTCGGCAATTTTCGCCGCACGAGCCATCAGTCTGAACGCTGAGATTTTGCGCGCACTTGAGAAGTTGGACACCAGACTCGGGGACTTCGATTCGGTGGCAACGCTCCGCGGCACAAAGGACGACGCGTGGTCCGATTCGGTCCTAGACCGCTGGGTGGAAGTCACCGACCTGCGCGACACCTTCGCAAAGTTGCTTCGAGAGCACTTGCCGCTCCTGGAAAGCGCGGAAGAGGAGAACAAGCGCTTGCAGGCACTCAAGCAGAAGACGCCAGCACTCAGAGAGTGGATGCAGGTTGTTTTGACTTCTCACCTGAGGGAAGGCTTCGTGGCACCGGCTACCGCCGCGGAAATGGACTTGCTGAGGGATGCCGCGCGCGTCGCATCCAAGCGAGCCGCAGCCAAACTAGCCGCATCCAAACGAGCCGCAACCGACGATCTACCCTGAGCGATTTCAGTGCGGCACAGCATCACCAATTCGCAACGAAATCCATGATCGCTCGAATTGCTCCGGTGCCCGCGACCACAACCATCGGCGGGATCAGTATGAAAGAAAGAGCACGCCACACGAACGCAGATGTTCGGGTAGATTCTTCGTTCCTCGATACCTTCCACGAGTCGATGGTGTCGACATCAAACAGGGCATCGAAAGCTGGCATTGCGTCGTCGAGATCAGAGTCTGTGGGATCGCCGGACTCAAATCGGGCGAGGGCTTCTTGCAAGGCTTTCTGACGTTCGGCAGGGGATCGATCCGGTTGCTTCGGGGGTGCGGCGGTGAGCACAGTTAACTGTCGGGCGATCGCAATTCGCAGCATTTCCTTCTCTGGCATGTCGGGAAGGTCTTTGTGGATATCTACGAGCACCTTCAGATCCTCATAGGGCGATTTTCTGTTATTGAACCAAAGGAACAGTCCAGCAACTATCGCTGCACTCACGTACCCAACTGGCGTTAGCCATGCCCAATCTTTCATACGCGGATTAGAGCACACGACACGCGGCAGGAACTGAACGGCGATATCGAAATGGAGGTGCGTGATGGGCATCCGCGGGCCGGTGGCGAAGCGCTCGGAAGTCCGGACACGGCGTAACAAGACTGACGAGGCTGGGGTCGAAGTCAAGAAGGGCCCGGCTTCGTCGTTTGTTAAACCTCCGGCAGAGGACCGGGACTGGCATCGGGTTATCAAAGCTTGGTACCGGTCGCTGAAAACGTCCGGTCAGTCGAAGTTCTACGAGGACTCGGATTGGCAAGCGGCCCGGTTCACCGCGCACTATGCGTCCTCGGTGCTGAAGGCAGCTGAGAGCACAGAAAACCCGTCGGCTCTTCGGGCCGCGTCGATACGTCAGATCTGGTCAATGATGGGCGACCTCATGACCACGGAATCGGCACGCCGCCGCGTGCGAGTCGAGCTGATCCGACCGGGCGCGGGCGAAGGCGGCGAGGGCGAAGGCGCGGAGGTTGTTGACATTGACGACTTCCGCGAGGACTACGCCTGATTCGGAGCTCGTCGCCGAGCTGGACGAGTTCGACATTGACCGAGTCGCCAATGAGATGGCACCGGGCTACTACGTCGGACCGACCGAGAACGATCACGGCGCTTGGCTGACGTTGCCCTGGCCGGGTGATCTGACACTGCCGTACAACCATCCGTCGCGCTTGGAGTTGCTGCCGCTCTCGCTCGGCCCCGCGATGATTCGTTGGGGCCAGAAGTGGTTGCTGCATCCGGGCACCGGCAAGCCCTGGCGCTTCACACAGGGCCAGAAACGCTTTATGCACCTCTGGTATGCCGTCGACTGGGAAGGTCGCTGGCTGTACCGCTCAGGTGTCAAACGAGGGGCGAAGGGAACGGGTAAGGACCCGTTCGCGGCCGCACTCGCGTTGTGCGAGCTGTGCGGCCCCGCGAACCTGCACGACATCGACGGCAAGCGTGCCATCGGACGCAAACATCGCCTCTCGCTCGTGCAGATCGGCGCGAACTCGCAAAGCCAGGCAGCGAAAGTGCTGTGGGTTGCGAACTCGATGATCTCGGAGCGGATGAAACTCGCTTACGCGGTCGACGCCGGCCTGACCCGGACGGCACTCGGCGACGGCTCGAAAATCGAGCTGCTCAAGGCGTCGGAGAAATCGACCGAGGGCGACCCGCCGACCGCGACGTTCCTCAACGAGTCGCACCACATGCTCAAGTCCAACGGCGGCTTCAAGATCGCGGCCGTCGCTCGACGCAACATCGGCAAGTCGCCGAAAAATGTTGCGGCACGCCTGTTGGAGTTGACGAACGCGCACAGCTCGAGCGCGGAGAGCGTCGCGGGCGAGTCTTACGACGCGTGGCAATTGCAGGTCGCTGGTCTGACCCGCAAGAAGGACATCCTGTACGACTCCCGCGAAGCGCCCCCAGGGCTGAACTTGTGGGACCACGACGAGGTCATGCTCGGGCTGAAAGCGGCGTACTCGGACGCACATTGGGCTGACCTCGAACGACTGAGGGACGAAGCGCAGGACCAACGGACGGCGCTCTCGGATGCCGTGCGGTTCTACTTCAACGGTCTCGCGACCGCCGAGGACGCGTGGATCGAGACTCGCGACTTCCGCAAGCTCTCGCGCCCCGATTGGGTGATGGACGCGACGGACAGGTTCGCGATGTTCCTCGACTGCTCGAAGTCGGGTGACGCGACGACGCTGTCGGCGTGCAGGCTCTCCGACGGTCACGTTCTGTCGCTCGGCGCTTGGTTTCCGAAGCACGGCGAGAAGGTCGAAAAGTGGCTGGCCCCTCGCGATGAGGTCGAGGCACGTGTGCGAGAAGTGCTCGACACGATGAACATCGTCTGGTTCGGGATCGACCCGTCACCGGCGAAAGACGATGCGACCGAAACGCTCTACTGGATGCCGATGATCGACGAGCTGCACCGCGACTACCGCAAGAAGTTGCCCTTGTGGGCGACACCAGGAGCAGGGGGACACGCGGTGCTATTCGATATGCGTCTGTCGTCGCAAGGTGGCGCACGACGAAATGAACTCTTCACGCGCGCAGCGATGCAGACCGCGCTCGACATTGACGAGAACGGAACGCTCACTCATGACGGCAACGCAATTCTGATCAGCCACACGCTCAACGCCCGTAACCGGCCGAACGCGTGGGGAACCTCGATCGGCAAGATCAACCGCTCGTCGCGACTCCTCGTCGACTACGCGGTCACGATGATCGGCGCTCGGATGGGCCGCACGATTGCGCTCAACAGCAGCAAGATTCGCTCGGGTGGTAGCGGTAAGGTGGTGGTTCTCTCGTGAGTATCCCGATTCTCGGAGCGGTTCGTACTCCGTCGAATGTGCAGATCGACGGTCTCTCGCACGACGAGCAGAACACGCTCGACAAGCTGCTCCGTCAGTACGTGCAGAAGTTGACGCGCAATCGTCTGCGTCAGACCTACTACGACCACAAGAACCTGCTCAAGGATCTCGGCATCGCGATCCCGCCCGACATGGTCGACATCGACATGGTGCTCGGGTGGCCGGCCAAAGCGGTCGACGGGTTGGCGCGTCGCAACAAGCTGGACGGGTTCGTCATTCCGGGCGGTTCGTCGCTCGATATGGGTATCGACGCGATGTGGAACGCGAACAGCATGGATGTCGAAGCGCCGCAAGCGCATACCTCGGCATACATTCACAGTTGCGCGTTCGTGGCCACGACCAAGGGGGACGTCGATTCCGGCGAACCGGACGTGTTGATCACGACGCGCTCGGCGATGTCAGGGACGGCATTGTGGGATCGGCGTCGGCGCCGGATCTCGGCGATGCTGGCCATCGTCGACACCTCCGAGGACGGACTTCCCACGCTCGTGGTGATGTACCTGCCCGACGTCGTGATCACGATGACGAAGTACACGATTGGTTGGCACGTCGATCGCCGCAAACACGGACTCAAACGAGTCCCGGTCGAGTTGCTCGTCCACAAGCCGCATCTCGAACGCCCGTTTGGTTCCTCGCGGATCTCGCGGCCGGTGATGGCACTCGCTGACGCAGCGCTGCGCACGGCCGTGCGGATGGAAGTCTCGGCCGAGTTCTACTCGTCGCCGCAACGCTGGATCATGGGCGCTGACGAGGCGATGTTCGTCGACGAGAACGGCAAACTGAAGTCGCAATGGCAGGCAATCATGGGCCGACTGTGGGCCGCCGGCCGAAACGAGGACGGCGAACTCCCACAGGTCGGCACCTTCGCCGCATCGTCACCTCAACCGCACTCGGACCAGTTGCGCACCTACGCAACGCTCTTCTCCGGAGAGACGACGATCCCCGTCGGCTCTCTCGGTGTCGTGCAGGACAATCCGTCGTCGGCCGAAGCGATTCACGCGGCGAAGGAAGACCTGTTGATCGAAGCCGAGTACTGCAATCAAGGCTTCGGTACGACCTGGGTGAAGGCAGTTCTGACCGGCCTGCAGATCAAGGAGAACCGCGACGAGATCCCGGACGAGTGGCGCACGCTTCGAGCGAAGTGGCGCAACCCGGCCACGATGTCGCAGGCGTCGGCCGGCGACTTCGTCGTCAAGCTCTTGCAGGCGTACCCCGAGTTGAAGAACTCGGCGGTCGGTCTGGAAATGATGGGCTGGGACGAGACCACGGTCGCGCGTGCGATGGCAGACATGCAACGCGCGCAGCTCGGCACGCGCGTCGACGGCATCATCAACGCCTCACGTCAGGTCACCGATCCCAATGTGATCGCCCTCGCCAGCAAGCGGACACCGGACGAAGGCGTCGACGATGCCGTCGTTGGATGAGCGTCGAGAAATCCTCGAGCACCTGAATCTGCTCGCCGTTCAAGACATCACCGACCTTTGGCGCAATGCGTCGATGCTCGACTTGGACTCACCGTCGTTTCGCGGTGTGATCGCTCGGGGAGTTCCCGAGTTGATCGCGCCGTACGAGTCGACTGCGGGCGAGCTGACGGCGCTCTGGTACGAGGAATCGGCTCCCGAGTTGGCGTTTCGTGCGACACCTGCCGCGCTGACACCTGGCGAGCAGCTCGCAACATCGACCAGATGGGCGCTCGGCGCTGCGGGCGACGTCGCGCTGACTCGAATCGCCGGTTTCACGCAGCGGGCGATCTTCAACGCCTCCCGCGAGACGATCATCGGAAACCACAGGCGCGAACCCGGTTCTACGTGGGCGCGCCATGCATCGTCGAACGCGTGTGCCTTCTGCAAGATGATGGCCACACGCGGCGCTGTCTACAGCACCAAGGAAGCCGCGAGATATGTCGGCGCGGAACGCTGGGAAGCGAAACGTAACTACAAGGGCCAGAAAGTCGGACACGACATCGGCCGCGCCGGCCGCGTGCGCGGAACTCAACCAGCAGGGGAGAAGTACCACGACAAGTGCTTCTGCACGGCGATCGAAGTCAGGCCAGGGCACTCGTACGAACCGCCTCCGTACGTCGAGAAATGGAACGAGGAGTACATCGCGGCGGTCCGCGCGACCGACGGCGTCGGCGAGTTCGGTGCGATCGACACCAAAGCAGTTCTCGCTCACATGCGGGCGAGTGAGTCGTCCGCCAAAGCTGCTCGGGTAGCCGCGGCCGCCGACAAGCGCGCACCGGCACCGAAGGGCGGGGGAGGCGGGGGTAAGCCTCCGATCAAGCCGCCTGCGGCCGGAAAGATCGTCGCGGGCGGAGATGATGGCGAATCGCTCCCGAAGCGTCTGACACGCGCTGAGGCCGACACACCGTACATCGAGATCACCGCGCAGAACCGCCGGCACATCCTCGACGGCGAACCGGACAAGGTGACAGCGGGCGGACATCGATCCGGCGTCGGGCGTCCGGGCAAGACCGAGTTTCCGCCGGATTGGGACGACGACCGCATCATCGCGGCAGTGCGGGCGACGGTGGAAGAACACCACTGGACCCTGCGGGCCGGTGACGCGACGCTACGACGCCTCGAAGTCGACGGCGTGATCGTCGAGGTCGCGTCCTATCCGAAGAACGGCGAGGAGATCATGCGCCATGCCTACCCGGTCAACGGAAATGGTGTCGTCAAGAACGACCGGGCGACCGGTGAGGCGCATCCACGCGAACTCGACCGCTCTGTCCTGTATCAGCTCCCGCCGCAGCCACGAAAGCGATAAGGTGACGATATGAATCAGGAACAGGTCGAGGCATACGACCGCGAAGCGGGCATCATCGCCGCTGCGATCCTGCCCGGCCTACCTGCCGAGAGTCGCCGCTACATCGAGAGCGTCCTCGAGGACGGCGACCCTGCCTTCGCAGTCGATCTCGCACTGCAGGGCGCGATCGAGTTCGCTCTCGTCATGCCGGCAGGAATACGCCGCAACATCGGCGCATTCGTCGACCTGCTGACCGAGATCGGCGCGGACGACGTCGATCGGATTCGTCGTTGGACTGAACAGGTCAAATTTCAAGTAGCCGCATAGCGGCAACCGACATCGCAAAGGCCCCGTGAGCATTTCGCTCCGGGGCCTTTGTCATGCCCGGACGGTTTCCGGGCTCCACATTCCCCCAGCGCCGCACGGTGCTGACCTATCCCGCACGGGAGCGAAAATGAGAAAACAAACAGAATTGACGACGGCTGAAGCCTTGTCCCAGTACGCGAAAGAGTTGCAGGCAGGCGGCCTCACGCAGTCTGTCATCGACATCCTTGTCGTCCACGCGTCCGAACATCTGGTTCTGGGTCGCGCACGACGTGACAACTGCGGCGAGGAATCCGGCGCATTGCGATTGAAGGTGACCGTCGATGCGTAATCCGAGGAAGTCTCTGTTTGTAGTTGCCCCTGCCGCTCTAGATCCATTCGGCGAGTTCGGGAATCGCGCCGCACGGCGTCATCCTCGTCGCGACCCCGACGGGCATCCGCAGAGCACCCCGCCCGCGAATCCGGCGACTCCGCCGGCCGATCCGGCGACCCCGCCCGCCGCGACTCCGCCCG